AATTATTTATTTGATTACTGTTTGTTTATTTAAAAAATATTTATCCTACTGGGAAAATATTTAATAATGCTATAGGGTGTGCAGGTGGTATAGGGGGGTATGTATACTTACATATACGTCAACGTACTAAAAATTCAGGATAGGTATTGAAACTACTTTTGGCATGACTTAAGGATGTCCTTAAGGGTATACATTGCGAGTATATTTGAGGGTATTATAGACGTACGTACGGGGCATAGCCCAATTACTATTGTAATACCCTATGCAGTTTTGTCAATGATAAAATTTTGTTTGACAGAATAGTGACCAACACTATAATTAAAAGAATATGATTTATTTATATCCAAAGGGTCACACATCTTTAAGTGTTCATATGTTTATGAAGTTATATACTAAGGGCTTTCACGGAATCATATAAATCATATCCAAAAATTTATCAAAAAGGAGTGAAACTACACTGTAAAAACCATGGCAGCAAAATCAACAGTTAATAAAGCAGGTAATTATACCAAGCCCGGAATGAGAAAACAACAGTTTCAACGTATTAAATCAGGTTCTAAGGGTGGTAGACCCGGACAATGGTCCGCTAGGAAAGCACAGCTTCTTGCATCGGCTTATAAGAAAGCCGGTGGAGGGTATAAGTCCTAGCTGTAACCTTCTTATTTGCCTAAAAAAGCACTATATAAAGTTTATATAACATATTATGAGACAGGAGAATATTATATTGGTGTTACATCCAAATCAGGTGTACACTTTGATAATTATTATGGCTCTAATACTACAGATTTAAAAATATCTCATAAAGAGACACTATTTTATACACACAATAAATCAGATGCCAAGTTAATGGAACTGATTTATCAATTACGTAGTTTTGAAGATAAGAAGTGTTTGAACAAAATGCTTAATATACGTCTCAGAAGAGACTTCATAAAAAAAATACCGAGGTTTACAATAAAAATAAAAGATGGCATTTCTCGTAGCTAATGTACCACCCACAAAAGTATGGGTAAAAAAACAATATCTCTATGACCACCAAAAGGGTCATGGTGAATTTGTAGAAGGTATATGGGTTACTTGTAAATCTATAGAAGGTAGAGCATTATATTTTGAAACATACTTACCGGAGTATGGGGCATTATATGATAAACTGCCTATTTCTGCTTTTGTATCTGAACCTACAGATTTAGATTTATCTTTAGAAGAATTAGAACTATGGGATGCCTTTAGTTATCACATGACTGTGGTTACTAAATCTAGTATATCAGGATGTAAAGCTAAGTATCTAGCCCCATCAAAGAATTGGTATATGGGAGAATATTTATTTACTATTGATAATTGTCATCCTGATGCCAATATTATGAATAGTGGGTATTCAGAAATACCAGAGGAACACAAATCATTCAATATATTAGGATTAGATAATGGTCACTTTGCAGCACAACCTAATAACAGATGTTTGTTTTATGACAAATCCTTAACACCCGCAGAATTAAAGACACCAGATTTTAAAGTATCCACAATAGAATACAATGTGGAAACAGAAAGTAAGTGGACAGCAGGTGATGATACAAATTATTTTTATAACATTAAAGAACAGAAGTAATGCCACGAAAACAAACAGTAGTTAACAATATAAATTTTATTCCTAAAAGAACTAGTATAGGAAACGGTAAAGTTAAGATGTCATCAATGAATAAACATAAACGTAGAAGCTATAAAAAATATAGAGGACAAGGTAAATGAAACCAAAAGCAAGAGCAAAAATAAAAAAAGTAGCTGCAGGATTAGGTAAAGCAGCACAGTCTCATACAGCACAAAGAAAACTTTTAAAGGAAGTACTTAAAAATGGCAGACCCAAAAAAAGGAACGGGTAAAAAACCTAAAGGTTCTGATAGAAGACTATATACAGATGAGAACCCTAAAGACACTGTCAGCATTAAGTTCGCTACAGTCCAAGACGCAAAAGCAACCATCGCTAAGGTTAAAAAAATTAATAAACCTTATGCTCGTAAAATTCAAATACTTACCGTGTTGGAACAAAGAGCAAAGGTAGCAGGTAAATTAGAACAAGCAAGATTAGCAAAAAAAGCAAAAGAAGAATTAAGGAGAAAACATCGTGGCACTAGCTAAATCACAAAAAAGTTTAAAGTCTTGGACCAAACAAAAATGGAGAACCAAATCAGGTAAACCATCAAACAAGACAGGTGAAAGATATTTACCCAGTGCTGCAATAAAAAGTTTATCCCCTGCTGAATATGCAGCAACAACAAGAGCAAAGCGGCAAGGAACAAAAGCAGGTAAACAGTTTGTGAAACAACCAAAGAACATCGCAAAGAAAACAAGAGCCTATAGGAGGGTGACATGATAAAAATAAAAGACATGATTATGGAAAAATGGAATGGCTTAAACAAAAAAGGTAAAATGTTTGTAGCCTTCGTAGGACTAGTAATACTACTAGCAATTATTAAAGGAGCAATGTAATGATACCAACAGTTGTAAGATATATAGCATCATTTGGTATTAGCAAAGCTGTTAAAAAATTCGGTAAAGTTTTAGTAGATAAAGCTAAAACATTTATGAGAGCAAACCCTAATACTGTTGCAAAAATGAAATCTAAGGTTGACCAAACACCAGTAGAAAAATTACCGTTATTTAAAAAATTAAGTAATAGATATGTTAGTGAAGGAGTTAACTTTAAAGGTTTAAATCCAAAAAACCCAAGATATAATTATAAAGGTTTAACAAAAGGTAACGATATCTCTAAAGGCATGAACTAATGTCATTTAAATTTGATTCAAAAAAAGCAGACTTAGATAAAAGTGGTGATTTATCATCTTATGAAAGAAATAGAGGTATGAAAACACAGAAAGCTATTTTTCTATCTAAAAAAGGTAACGACATATCTAAGAATATGTTTGCTAAAAATAATGGCAATAGTAAAAAGAATACGTAACAAATCAACTGGTAGAAATTATAAGAAGGAATATGCTTCTTATCAAGGTAAGCCAAATGTTATTGCTAAAAGAGTTTCTCGAGATACTGCCCGTAGAACAATGCAAAAACGTGGACTAGTAAAAAAAGGAAGTGGTATGGATGTTGACCACAAGGATGGTAATCCTATGAACAACAGTAAAACAAACTTACGAGCAGTTAGTAAATTTAAAAATCGTTCCTTTGCTAGGAACAAAAACGGAGGAAAAAAATAATGCCAATATTAGTAGCAGCCATACCTGCAGTAGCCAGTTTTATTGCTCGAATGGGAGTAACAAAAGCAGCTAAAAAGTATGCACCTAAATTAATTAAAGAAGCCACAGCTTATATCAAAAAGAATAAATTAATTTTTGATGGTAAAAAACTTATTAAACCGCCTAAAGGTTCTATTACAACAGTTACTAAAAAAACTACAAAGAAAATGAATGTAGTTAAAAAGAGTAAAAATCCAAGAAGCCCTAAAAAAGATAAAAAAGATTCTTTTGATGAACAGCTAAAGAAACAAGAAGGGGCAAAGAATTTTAATAAAAAAAATAAAGATGCTACTAATCCAAGAAGCCCAAAAAATAAAAAGAAAACAGAAAGTGGCGGATTAGAGGTTATAAAAAAGAAGTATAATTTTGACCCTAAAAAATTAGCAGCAGGAAAAAATGATAAAAAAGTAAATAAAAATCCAAGAAGTCCAAAGAATAAAAAGGAAAATAAAGCACAAGTAAGTGATGAGGTTTTAAAAAAAGAAAAAAAACTTAACAAGGGAATTGCTGCAGGTTTAGGTTTAGGTTTTATTGTAGGAGGAACTACAGTTCTTAAAGCACCTAAAGTAGAAAATGCAAAAAATAATAAAACTCCTTCTACTTTTGGTGCTGCATTTAAAAAAGCAAGAAAAGAAAAAGGACCTAACTCTACTTTTACTTTTAAAGGTAAACAGTATAGTACTGTAACTATGGACCAAGTTAAAAAAGCAGGATTTAATAGTCTTAATGAGTATTTAAATGCTCAAAAAAAGAAATCTAAAACAACTAAACCCGGAACATAATAAAAATGGCTATGTCAGACGCAGAAAAAAAGAAAAACTTCCTAAAAAAACACGGATTACAAAAATTTAATTCTTGTGTATTGCGTTCTGAAGGAGGCAAAAAAGGAAAAGTAGGTATTTTAGTTAATGGAAAACCAAAGTTAATACGTTTTGGTGATGCTTCTATGGGTCATAACTATTCTCCTGAAGCTAGGAAGTCTTTTAAAGCACGTCATGCAGCAAATATTGCTAAAGGTCCTACTAGTGCAGCCTATTGGGCTAACAAATGTTTATGGGCAGGTAAGGGTGGAAGTAAAAAATCACCTCCAAAGTCACAAAAACATAAAAAAGGAGTATAATTTTAATGACAAGTAGTTTATATGTATGTATAATAGAAAATAGGTGTTAATAAATCATGTTTAACATTGATAAACCTAAAAAAACAGAACTCTCAAACCAACAAAAGACTTTTTTATCTGCTTTATTTGGTGAAGCAGGAGGAAATGCTAAAATGGCTGCAGAAATAGCGGGATATTCTGAATTATACTACCCTGAATTAGTTAGAAACTTGAAAGAAGAAATTATTAACAGAGCAGAAGAAGTATTAGCTGCTCATTCTCCTAAAGCAGCACTAGGAATGATTAACGCCTTAGATGAAGATGGTTCGACACCGGGTGTTAATATTAGAATGGAAGCTGCTAAACAGATTTTAGACAGAGTAGGTGTCTCTAAGAAAGAACGAATTGATATGAATGTCAAACAAGCGACAGGAATTTTTATTTTACCACCTAAACATGGAACAACAGGAACAACAGAATAATTACCAAAAGCGTAAAAGACGAGCAAGAGTTATTCCTTTTGGATATAAAGTCGATGAAACCAATCCCGACTATCTTGTTCCCATAGAATCAGAATTAGATGCATTACAAGAAGCAGAAAAGTATTTACAAAATTGCTCATATAAGGAAGTTGCAGAATGGTTGATGAGAAAGACAGACAGGAAAGTAACGGGCATGGGATTACGCAAGATTCTAATGAGAGGTTGGTAGAACCACCTAAACCAAAAGCTAAAGGTAGAAAAAGAAAAGTTGCTACTCCAAAGATTTCAGAATCTGTTGCCAAAGCAAAAAAGTCAGCTACAGAATCTCTAACTAACTCTTACAAGAAATTAGAAAAGGCTAGAGAAAAGTATAAAGCTGAACAAGAGAAGTATAAAACTAAAAAAGGAAAGTTAAAAGATTTAGACAATGCTCTAGAAGGTAAAGTTTCTACAGTTCTAGAGACTACTCAAATAGATGAAACAACACCAAGTATTCAAAAAGTAATTGGTGAACGAGAGGTTATCTTTGAACCTAATGAAGGACCTCAAACAGAATTTTTAGCAGCACCCGAACGAGAAGTATTTTATGGTGGTGCAAGAGGTGGTGGTAAATCTTATGCGTTATTAATTGACCCATTAAGATTTTGTCATAAAGCTGCTCATCGTGGTTTATTTATTAGACGTACGATGCCTGAACTAAGAGATATTATAAATCATTCTCTTAATCTTTATCCTAAAGCTTATCCCGGTGCAAAGTGGAGAGAGCAAGAAAAAGAATGGAGATTTCCTTCAGGTGCTAGAATAGAGTTTGGATACGCTGAGAACTTAACTGATGTACTTCGTTACCAAGGTCAATCGTACACTTGGATTGGAATAGATGAATTACCTCAGTATCCAACCGAAGATATTTATAATTTTCTTCGGTCATCTTTAAGAAGTGTTGACCCTAATATACCTGTTTATATTAGAGCAACAGGCAACCCCGGAAACGTAGGTTCACATTGGGTAAAGAAAATGTTTGTTGAACCCGGAGAACCTAATAAATCTTTTGATGTACAGATTCCTACAATGGCAGGAACAAAGTCTATTACGAGAAGATTTATACCCGCTAAGTTACAAGATAATCCTTACTTAATGCAAACAGATGATTATCTTATTATGTTGTCATCCTTACCTGATGTTCAACGTAAACAATTCTTAGAAGGTGATTGGGATGCTTACGAAGATTCTAGTTTCCCTGAGTTTTCTAAAGAAGTTCATGTATTAGATAATTTTGAAATACCTAATAACTGGATGAGATTTAGAGCAGCCGACTGGGGGTATAGTTCACCTGCTTGTTGTTTATGGTTTGCTATTGACCATGATAATGTCATGTATGTTTATAGAGAATTATATACACAAAAAGTTACAGCAGATGAGTTTGCAAAACAAGTTATGGATTTAGAGTATGGAGAGTATATTAGATACGGTGTATTAGACTCTTCTACTTGGGCTAATCGAGGAGACGTTGGTCCTAGTATAGCAGAAACAATGATTAAAGAAGGATGTCGTTGGAGACCCTCTGATAGAAGTCCGAGAAGTCGTGTTAATGGTAAATTAGAAATACATAAAAGATTAAAAATAAACGAAGATACAAGTGAACCTAATCTATATATTTTAAATAACTGTAAAAACTTGTTAAGAACTTTACCTATGTTACCACTAGATAAAAATAATAGTGAAGATGTAGACACAAAAGCAGAAGACCATGCATATGATGCTTTAAGATATGGTTGTATGAGTAGACCAACACACCCACATAGTCTACAAACTCATTCACCTTTATCTAGAGAACAAAAGTTTAAACCTGTAGATGAAGGATTTGGATACTAAAAAAAATATTAAAATAGGATATAGAACATACGCTATCGAGAAAAACGATAAAGTATGGAATAAACAAACAGAATCCTATGGACAGTTTCTTTCTAAAGAAGGCATTATTTGTATGTCTTCCGAGGAAGATAGCATATCACAAGCTAATACATTGTTACATGAGATACTCCACGGTATTGTGTATCAATGGGGTCTAGAATCCGAACTTGATGATAAAGAAGAACGAGTAGTTAATACAATATCAAATGGAT